TATCACCAATGCGACGTTCCCGACTTCGCAATCGTGCCCGAACCCGTCAATCTCTGGGCAAGCGACGAAGACACCGAGTTGCTGGTCGCGGAAATCAACTCACTGGTGGAAAGCAAGGGCAAGAAGGCCGCGCTGATCATCGGTGACACGCTGGCGCGCATGAGCGCGGGCGCGAACGAGAATAGCGGCGAAGACATGGGGTCCGTAATCGAACGATTCGACCGCATCCGGCGCGAAACCGGCGCGCATTTCATGCTGATCCACCATTCCGGCAAAGATCAATCGAGAGGCGCACGCGGGCATTCCAGCCTGCGCGCATCAGTCGATACAGAAATTGAAGTGCAGGACAGTAAGGACGGCAAGTTTGCCCAGGTGACGAAGCAACGCGACCTGGACGGCAAGGGGAACCGCATCGGCTTCACCCTGCACCCTATCGAAATCGGGCGCAACCGCTGGGGCGGGCCCGCGACCATGTGCGTTGTCCTTCCGGCTGACGCGCCCGCGAAGAATCCCAAGGGGAAATCCTTCACTGAGCGCGAATGCAAAGTGCTGGCACTGGTAGACGCGACGCCGGGAACCTCGCGCGTGGAAGTGAAGAGCGCACTGGCGGCGGACCATCCTACTGGCATGGATAACGTTATCGCGTCGCTGATCACTGCCGGTCATCTGCGGCAAGCCGAAGAAGGCAAGACCAAGCGGCTGTACCGCTCGCTTCCCAAGCTTGGCCCGCTGTGATTCGTTGCTCACTCACTCACTTTCCAGCGATTTTTATGAGTGAGTGAATGACGAGTCTACAGACAGACAACTCACTCACTCACTTTCCCCCTATAGGGGAAGTGAGAAGTGAGTGTGTGACTGCTCGATGGGCGGAACGCCTAGGGTTTTCTCCTAATAAGCCCCGCGTGAGTGAGCGGGCACCTACAGGTATAAAAAATGACGACTCTCAATAACACCACGACCCCCACCACGCTCGATGAGCTACTATCCGCTGACGCTATGCAGCGCCTGAATGTGGACCTCGACCGGCAGACATACGCTGACCTGAAGGCTTACGCCAAGGCTCACAAAAAAACGCTGTCCCGCGTTGTCCGCGCTATGATCAAACTCCACCTGACCGCAGAAAAAATCCAATGAACATAAACGATTTCCGCTGGGTGTTTATGCCCTACTGTCTGCAAAAGCTTTCGAACGGGCGGTACATCGTCCTGAATCGTGACTACAAACCACTTGGCACCACCTCCCGTGAGTGGGTGGACTATGAAACGCACCCAAGCGCCGTGAAGATGAGCATAACCGCTAAAACGGCGGCCAGCTTGTCCACGCATGGCAAGCCTGACACGGATCGAATCTTTCTATACGACGACGGCAGTTCCCCCGCCAACGGCGCAGAGCAAATGCGCGCCTACATGGAAAAGCTGTCCCGGTTGGCAACGTACACGATCAAATACAACGACTGACCGAGCGCACCCGCCGCGATGCACACCACCGCGCGGCCCGATTTCTTCTCCGTTGTCGTCAGGCTTTCACTTCAAGAAATACATAAACATCGCGAATACGAAGCCGACGATAAGGAAAGGGGACTATACGGGGCTGTGTTGCCGTTAAGCTTCGCTCCACGGCAACGCCTGCCCGTACCGCTGCGAACCGTTCGAATGCTCTGCCACGCAGGAACGGGAACGAGGCGCTCTGACAGTTGGTGGATGCCTGCCAAGGGGGTTCGGGGGCTTGCCCCCGTATGCGAAGGAGCAATCCAGACGGCCACGGCGTTTGACCATACCCAGACCTCGCGCACGAAACATACGCAATAAGGTCTGAATATAGTTTGACCTTGCGGGCAAGCGCTAAGCCAGGCGGGGCTTCCAGCGGAATGCCTCACGTACGCGAGCCGCTATAAAGGTCTATAAAAGTGTTTCCGCATGTACTGCTGCGTCAAGCGTGCATCCTTACAGTACCGTAACCACTGCTGCTACAATCGCGCGCAATCGGTGCAACAGCATCGGTTGTCTACTCAGTATTCGCCCCTGACGGCCCCGCCGTTCGGGGCATTTTTTTGTTGCACAGGCAACCTTTCCCCAGCTTCGCCCATCACGCGGCGCATGCCTAAATCTCTTAAATCCCCCCTAACCTGCCTATTTTTGCGGCACGAAATACTAACCCATTGATTCCATTGGAAATCGTATTTTACATAATGGAATTAATCGCATTTTCGTGTGCGGGCGCACCTTTTATCTAATTGCCGCTGCAATCATTCAGGCTCGCACCTCGCCTGCGAATAGTCCCGCACCAACGCGCCGTGCCTGGCGTTAGGTCACACATCACCATAAACGTTTACCTTTTCGTCGCGCCATCCCAGCTTCCCGTATCCGCTCACCTCAGAGCGCGTCCGTAGCGAACAGCCGTAACCCCTTTTATAGACCTCATCGGAAATCTTTTCGCGGTGCGCGTGTGCATCATCGCGCGTGGGTGCGCCCCAACGAAGCCAAAGGTCTGAAGATGCAACTATTGCCGCGTCCGGAAACATATCGTTACAGATTAGCAGTCCACACGATCAGTTTCTAGCCAGATTTGGTCAATTTGATTAGTGAGCGGGCCAATCAAGGCCCCCGCAAATCAATTGAAGAAAATATGAAGCACACGAATCTGACTACGGCTGACATTCACGCACTTCGCGCACGCTACTCCTACGACGCGCAGACGGGCGAATTTATTAATACCTCGCGAAACAATTCCCTCGTCAAATCCCCCAGCATCAAGCTGCCGGATGGCCGAAGGATTCGCACCGGGCGCGCGATCTTCTCGATTGTGACCGGAATGGATTTGGCCGAAAAGGAAATCATCCGGTACGTTGACGGGGATCGAATGAACCGCGCGTGGCGCAATCTGGAGCGCTCAACCTATCGCGAAATCGAACGCCCTTCTTCCGAACGCCGCTCATTGCTTCCTCATCTAGACTTCCTGCGCGAATGCTTCGAATACGAAGCGGACAGCGGGCACCTGATCTGGAAGCACCGCCCTGTAGAGCATTTCAAGACTGAGCGCGGACAGAAGATTTTCAACAGCCGACGCGCGGGTAAGCGAGCCGGTACGCGCCAAGGATCAGATGGCCGGTTGCAGCTTCACATTACCTCAGGCGCAACAGTTCTGCATTGCTATGCCGCTCATGTCGTATGGACGCTCGCACACGGAACTGAAGTAGCTGACGGTCTGGTGATTGATCACATTGACGGCAACCGCGACAACGAACGCTTGGACAACCTGCGACTGGCGACAAGCGCTGGAAATTCCCACAACAGCCGAAGCAAGCATACAGCGGCTGGAATGAGGGGCGTATCCAAGAACGGCAAGAAATTCAACGTGAAGTTCGTACTGCACAACCGCACGCAGAAGTTCGTATTCAGCCGCAGCTTCGAAAAGCTGCAAGACGCGAAGCAATGCCGGAAGGCCCTTGAATACAAATATCACGGCCAGTTCGCCTACGAACCCGTGACGTGGACGCCCGAACTGCAAACCTGGATCGACAGTCTAGACGTACTCAACCGTGCGAATACTCGCGGCAAGAAAACCGCCTGAACGATTTATTTCGTTCCGTTTCGACTTCCCACGGGTAATTCGTCAATTTCATGGTTGATAGAGGTACAGAACATAGATGCTCAGACGGCCTTGGCGTCGATATCGATATCCGCCAGGCCCTACCACCTACCCAAAGGACACACGATGGACATTTACACGCTCATGCACGGGCTGAATGCGTTCCTGTTGGCCCTACTCGCATCCGGGCTGCTCGACCTAGCGCTACTGCGATTCGCAACCCGCCTGCACTAGATGACACGCATCCCCGCGTGCTACCGCACAGCGCCCGCTTCTGCGGGCCTTTTTTTATTAGAGGTCAAATCATGAAACCTGATGACGAAAAAATCCGCTCTCGGGCCGATGATATCGAAGACAAGCCGGATGGACGTGGTGATGTGCTCCCCACCTTCCCCGCGCATACAGGCGCTGAATTTCGCTTGGCGAAAGAGCGAACGGCTGGCCTGACCGGCGAAAAACCGCTTAGTTTCCAAGAAGAAGCCTTCATCCGTCGCTACTTCGCAAATGGATTCGTGGCTCGTGACGCCGCGAAATATGCACGAATTCCCTATCAATCCGTCGCCGCAATGATTCGCCAGCCTCATGTTCGCGCCGCAATGGATCGCATTCAGCGCGCGGCGTCAGAAGAACTGAAGATCAGCCAGCACCGAATCATTGGCGACTTGTTCGAAATGTTCACGTGCGACTTGACTGACGTGGTTGAACATCGGCGCGGCGCTTGTCGTTACTGCTGGGGAACGGACGGTAAATTTCACTGGCGCACCGAACGCGAGCGTGAACAGGCGGACGCTGTACCGCCCTATTCGAAGAAGCGACCAACCGAAGCCGACCCAACGCGCGGCCAGTCGGACGGCGGAACTGGCTTTGATCAATTCGCCGCACCTAACCCGGATTGCCAAGAATGCGCGGGACAAGGCGAATCTGTCGTCTTGGTCAAGGACACTGCGGGCCGCAAGGGCGTCGCGTCCGTCGAATTCAGCCCTAACGGGAAGGTACTGATCAAGACGCACGACAAAGCGAAGTTGGGTGAATTATTGCTCAAACATCTGGCTATGGCGCTGCATGACGAATCGCACAAGGTTCAGACAACACCCCAGATTAATGCAGTCGGCGGAATCGCAGAAGACTTCAATGAAGCACTTCGTAACGCGGGCACTCTTGAAGCGCTTGAAAAATCGATTTCCGAAGAAAGCAAATCGAAGGTGTCCGCTATCGAGATTGCCGCGCGAGAGAAAAATGCAGAGAAGTAACTATGAGATTTCCCGCCTTAGAACCTCCGTTGTTCGACTACGGACGGGTTGACGTACCAGTAATCGTAGATCGAACACCAACAAAAATATCGTTCGTAGCCGGCCTGGAACCACCCGGAAGAAGTGGCGAATCAGGCATCGAAATTGTGATGCCGATTCTGCGCGTTGACCAAGCTGCAATCGTACGCGATCCCGCTAGGTACAAAGTCATCCGATGCGGACGGCGGTACGGAAAAACCGTTCTACTAGAGTATCTCGCTATAGACGCCCTTTCTAGGGGACTTCGTGTCGCGATCTTCGTTCCGCAGTATGCGACCTCGAAAGAATCCTACGAGAATATCGCCGCCGCGCTCGACCCGCTAATAAAGAACCAGCACGCAGGCAAATTCCTGAGAACCACGAATGGCGGCGTGCTCGATATCTGGTCGATGGAAACAGGCGGTCTGCACGGACGCGGTAGAAAGTATGACCTAATCCTAGTTGACGAAGCGGCGTTTATTAAGTCCGACATGAATCACCTGTGGACTACGAGTATTAAGCCCACACTCGCAACGATGCCCAATCACAGGGTATACGTGTTCAGCACCCCCGCGCCAAACAGCGACATGGGTAACTGGTTTTACAGCCTTCATTTCGGTACTGACTACCAGTTCGAATCGAACGATTCCGGGTTTAAGCAGTTCTATCGACCTAGCCACGTCAATCCCCTTGTCTCCCAAGAGTTCCTTCTAGACGAACAGCGTAGAACGCACGCGCTGTCATTCAAACAAGAATATTTGGCCCTGTTCACAGACTGGTCTGGACAGGCACTCTTCAGCTTCGATGCCCCATGCGATGAGCCAAGCCGCCTAACAACCGTATTCGCGGTGATGGACAGTGCCATGAAGGGCGGGGGCAACCACGACGGCACCGCCGTTATGTTCTTTGGCTATCGCAAGTTCGTGATGCCCGGACAACCCCAGCTAGTCGTTCTCGATTGGGATATCTACCAACTAGATGCCGTCGTGATTAAGGGGATGTTCCCAGGGATCATCCAGAAAGCAATCGACCTTTCGGAGAAGCACGGCGCTATTCAGGGATTTCAGGGGCTGTATGTCGAAAACGCATCGTCCGGGCCAATCCTGATTCAAGAAGCAAAACTAGCCGGTATGCCCGTCCACGCGATCACCCCGAAGTACACCAGCGTGGGTAAAGACCCGCGCGCAATGGCAATCGTCAACGAAATTTGGAATGTCGGTTGGGCACCCTCAGCGTTCTTCAAAACGTCGCTCTTTAAGGGCGAGACGGTTAATCACGCGTTGCGACAAGTGACCAAATATCGCTTGGGTGACCCAGAAGCCAATAAGCGCGCAGACGATGCAGCGGATTGTTTTTTCTACGGTGTGATTCTCGCACTAAAGCCGAAGGCGTTCGATTAAAGCCCGATCCGTTCGGCGCGAATTAAATTAAAAAAGGTTTTTTATGGGATTGCTAAGTTTCTGGGGAACCTCAAACGGTTTGCCCCCTGCCCCCGCGCCTGTACGACGTACTAACCCCCTTATGCAGATGCTGGAGGAACTAGCCCCTGGTGACGAACCAAGCTACGAACTATGCAAGCTCATTTATGCGGGGCATGTGTACGGGCAAAAGATCATTGAGGCACCGCTACAGATGGTGTTTTCTCAGCAGCGCGCTATATCAGGCGTTCCCGATGCAGTGCGTATAGCCTTTGAATCTGCGTGGAAACGATACAGCGCGGACACCGCAATTCGGGGCGCGGTGCGCACTTCAAAACAGTATGGTGTATCGACACTGGCAGAAACGAAAGAAGGTCAGTATTCGGTATTTGACCCGTTCAATACGTCGGGGTCATTCGGCAATAACAGCAACCCCGAGGCGGATAACTTCCTGAAAACGCCTACAGCGACCGTAGGCAAGAAATCGTATGGTCCGGGGGAATGTGTGGTGCTGCATAACGGCGCGCCAATCTACTTGCTCTATGTAGCGTCTGGATTCGGATATACGGGCCGTTCTGTCTATCACGCCTGCTGCTACGAGCTACAAACCCTGATCGACATTCAATCCGCCGCGCGCCTAGTTGCGCAGAAGGCAGGCGTGCTTGTGATGAAAACCGATTCAACGGGTTCGACAGTGACCGGCAACGCACAGCAGATTGCTTCCGTGAAGCGGAACTACCTTAAAGAAGCACGCACAAGCAACGTGCTACAGGCGGGCACAGAGGACACTATCGAATCGCTCAACATGATGCACTCGATTGAGAGCGTTGAGGGTGCCAAGAATGCCGTGCTGGACATTATCGCAGCGGCAGTTGGTATGCCTGCTTTGATCCTGAAATCGGAAATCCTTGCTCAAGGTCTGGGCGGTTCAGGAGCGGAAGATTCGAAGGTAATCGCCAACTACATTAGCGCTGAGCGTGAGGCGATAGAACCGCTCTACGACTTCATGTTACCGCGTATCCAGAAGCTGGCATGGACGCCCGAATTCTTCGAAGCGTTCAAAGAGAACAATCCTGAATATGCCGACCTGACATACGAACAGGCGTTCTACGAGTGGCAAGACCAGATGGTATTCGAATGGCCTGATTTTCTGCGAGAGCAAAAGTCTGAGAAGGCTAAGGCAGTCGAAACCACTATGACGCTGCTGAAGGAAACCTTCACGATGCTGAGCGCAACTGTTAGCCCGGATGATCGACGCATTCTATGCCAATTCATCATGGACAACCTCAACAGTGAAGAAATCAAGGAATTCCTACCTGTCTCGCTGGACCTCAATCTAGACGGCGATTTCTCAACGCCCGCACCAACCGAAGTCAGAGAAACGATTTCCGAAGATGACGACGACTCAGCGGTAAGCGAGTCAACAAACCAACAAGGGAAGGAGTAGTTATGTCGATTGTAGAAGACCTCGCGCGCTCGCTCGCGATGAAAGCGCATGAAGCCGTGGAAGTGACTATGCGTCATACCGGCGAATCCGTTACGGAAGTCGAAACCGAAGTGGAAAAGGGATTTGACGCAGTGGACATTGGCGGGGAAACGACCGATGACGAGGAAGACGAATAAGGATCACGTATGGCGGTAAAGAGAAGTTACCGACAGGTTGTAGAGGGTGCCATGCGCGATCTAATGCGGAGAGGCGTAAGCAAGACTTCCCTAGCTCGCTGTATGTCAGAACTGCGCGCCGCTTTCCCGGAAAGCAAGGACTTGGAAAAGAAGACGGAAGCGATGCTGACCCGTGTATACGAGTCGTCAAAGCGCCAGTCAGCGATTCAGTACCTGAAAGCCCGCAAGCAACAAGACGATGCAGCTATCCACGATGGCGGCGAAGCGCAGATGCCTGCGTTCACTCGCCGTGACCTAGATGCGCGCGCCCGTGCCCTGCTCGACAAGAAAATCATGGAGTCGGTCAACCTGATCGTGCTGAATCGCGAGAAGGAAATGAATCTGTCACTCCAACGGTTTTCCGGCTGGGCCACGTCATTAGGTGACGACGCCCCCGCAACGGTTCTCAAGGCGCGCCGAACCAAGGTAGGCGAAAAGATAGTTTTCAGGAACGGCAAGCAAGTATCGGTTCCCGTCTGGGAAATGAAGATGGCGCGCGTTCCCGTCAACGGCACTAAGGGCGTGGGTTCTGTCCAGTTGGAACTGTTCCCCGAAATCGCGAAGATCGTTCAGCCCTCCCAGCAAATCCTATATCAGCAACGCCGGGTAACGAATGACCAGGCGCACAAGCTGGCCGCTGACATTGGGGAAGCCGTAGCAGAGAGTCAACAGGCGCTGGGCTACGAGTGGAATCACCACTTCTCCAAAGGTCCGCGAAAGGAACACGAAGCGTTAAACGGCGTTGTGCTTCTGTACAAAAGTAGTTGGGCCGCGATGCAGGGTTTAGTTGCGCCCCTTCCCGGAACCGAATGGGCAGAGGATTTCCCAACCAAACCCGCTCGCGAAATCAATTGCCGCTGTACCGCCTCGTATCACTACACCCTTCGAAAACTATACCGGAAAGACCCTCGCCTTCTGACCAAGAAGGGCCTGGAATTGCTTGGAGAAAAATAATTCTCTGGCTACCTATAAATTCCACTCAAACATTAATTTAATGGAATAGGAGATAGCACACGAATGCCACAAGCTAGTAAGTCTCGAACTGCGCTGGATGACTCCCGCACAGTGGCAGACGCGCTACTAGAAACTGACGTAATCAATGGTTTGCGCACTGGCGCGCTCCAGTCCCCTACTCGCCTTGGTGAATCTCTGTATTACCGAATGCGAATGACGGGGACGGGTGATGTGACACGGGGCGATGAGGCAACTTATCGCGACCCAAAGCAGTACATCAATCAGGATTTCGTTAAAGCCTGTATCGGTTTGCCACTTTTACTTGAGCACCCCCCAACTGGCCGCATTGGACCCGATGACGTAATCGTGGGAACCACTGTAGCTGCATATCTCTACAACGCAGAAAGCGATACCCCGGAAGTTTGGGTTATCGGACGTGTAATTAACGGTGAGGCGCAAGAAACGCTGCTTACCGAAAAGATGAGCACATCCCCTTCTGTGATTGTAGGCGAATCTCCGGATGGATTTTCCGAAGGTTCCCCTTTGAACCTGGATCATCTTGCGCTTGTACCGCAGGGCGTTTGGGACCATCAAGGGGAACCTCAGGGGATCGACCAGGAAATTATTCTCAATGACTCTATATCCCCCGAGGTAAATAGCATGACGAGTGACGAACTCAATGCACGGATCGAAGCACTGGTTTCGGAAAAGCTCCAGGCCGCTCTCTCGCAGCATCAAACCAAAGCTGACGAAGCCGGACTGAATCCCGTTGCGCCCAATGCCGTAATGGCCGATGAAACTGCCCAAGCTGTCACGCCCGTGGCTTCGGATGCTGCGCAAGGCGTCCTTCCTACCGATGGTGTTAGCACTGCTAATGACGCTGATGTGAGCGAAGGCGGCAACGTCGCTGCCGACGAGGCCCCAGCTTCGGCAGACGCAGAAACCAAGTCCCTCGAAACGCGTGCAGACGCCGAAGAGTGCGAAACCAAGGCCGATGCTGACGAACCCGCCGAAGGCGAAACCAAGGCCGACGCTGAGGAAGCAGAAGGCAAAACAAACCTGGCCGATTCCGACACTCTGGCCGATTCAAAGGATAGCAACATGAATGACAAGAAGTATGCCGCTCTCGAAGCGCAAGTGGCCCTGCTTACCCAAGCTCTCGCTGGCAAGACAACCCTTTCGGACAGCGAAGCCGCAGACCTGAGCACGGCGCGCGTACACGCCGACAACGCAATGCGTTCGGTTGGTAAGGCAGCGATGCAACCGTTCCCGGGCGAAAAGCCGCTCGCATTCCGCAAGCGCGTTCTCAACGAACTCAAGTGCCATAGCACCGCAATGAAAGATGCCGACTTTTCGACCATCGCAGACAGCGCAACGCTTGGTCTGATCGAAAAGCAAATCTTTGCGGACGCCGCAGCATCGGCACGTTCGGGCGCTGGTGTTGCCAAGAATACGCTGCGTGCGCGCACGCGCAACGAAGGCGGACACACGATCACTGAGTATGACGGCCAAACGCGTACTTGGCTGCAAGAGTCCGACCTTAACGCATCGTTCGCTGGCCGCGTGTAATCGCCCACCCAAATACTAATTTCATGGAGTAACACAATGGCTTCTCTCAATCTCTACGGCACGACTACTCTTCCGGGAATGTTTGGTTTCGACCAAAACGGATTCGTGCAGGGCGAATACCAACCTGATCCGGCTGCGCGATTCGCAGTCACTTCGGGCACGCTGGCCGCATCGGTCACGGGCCCGGTTTACGGTGGTGTGCTGATTACGGAAACCGTCCCCGCAATTGACGGGCCGGTTCCTATGTCGCTGGGTTCGAACGTTACGCTGGCTGCGACTGCTGCGGGCGCAACGGGTATCGTGCTCTCAACGCAGATGTACCACGCAATCAACGCGTCTGACATTGCGGGCGCTAATGCAGCCCCTTACGTCACTGGCGGCAACTCTGTGCAGTACGCCCGCTTCGGTTCGGGCCTCAAGTTCGCAGTTGCTATCGACCCTGCGATTCTCGCATCGCTTCTGAACGGCTCGATTAGCCCTGAAATCTCGTGGGATGTAACGGCTTCGCGCATCGTCGCCTATAACGCAACCCTTGGCGCGTTCCCCGCGAAGGTGCTTCGCGTGGAAGCTAACTCGAAGGTTATCAGCGTTGACGCTACTTCGGGCCTTCCGGTTTGGGGCAATGGCCCTGCGGCACTGATCCAGATTTAAGCAACGCGGGGGGATAGACCCCCGCCAATAAAATTCTTTCGGAGTATTTCTAATGGCATTTAATGCAATTACACGTGTGTCGCCGTCGTATGTTGAGAACAAGATCATCACCCGTTATCAGCAACGTTCGGGCGCATTCGCGCTGCTTCCGGGTTCGGCACCGCAAGTGAAGATCGGCAGTGAAGACCTCATGATTTATCAACTGGCCGTTGACCTTCGCTCACAAGTGAGCGCGGGCCAATCGGCTGCAAACGCGGTTGCCGGTTCGGGATTCACGTCCCAACAGATCAAGGCCGCAACGTACTTGGTTCGCTCGCGGGCCAACTACGACCATCACGACGTAGCAAACGCTGCGGGTTGGAATGTCAACCTTGTGGAACTGCATCGTAAGGCCATGCGCGGTGGTATCGCTCAATGGGCACGTTCGGCGCTTCTGTACGGGGTGAATGCTGCTGCGGGTGAGGGTATCGTGAACACCCCGGGCGCAACCGCACTGACGTTCCCGGCAGACGAGAACGGCAAGCTTTCGGTCACGGGCATGGACCCGGCTTATCAGGCACAGGAAGTTCTAAGCCTGATTTCAGACCTCCAATCGCGTATTAACAGCGTGGCGCAAGGCGCTATCCGCATCGTTATTCTGGCACCGCAACGCGTGATTCAGGCATGGCGTATGAAGATCGTCAACCTGATGGACTACCAGCGTGCTGGTGGCGGTACGAACAGCATCACGGGCACGATTGAAGACGTTGCAGCAGGCGGCGGCGCGGCCCTGTTCTTCGCAGTTGACGATACGCTGATTGGCAAGGGCCAAGGCGGTAGTGATGCCGTCCTGATCGTTGCGCCGGAACTTGTGAACCCGACCGAGGGACCAGGTTCGATTAACACCAACGAGTTTGCAACGCTGCAAAACTTCGCAGACGAAGCAACGGCACAGTATTTCGATATGGCAGCCCCGCTCGAAATCTCTTCGCCGCTCCCTGGTGGGGCCACCGATCTCATGCTCGAACAGCGCATGACCTCCGGCTGGTGTAAGCACCCTGAGGCAGTGACGATCGTTTCGGTGCCGTACCTTGAGCCGTAAAGATTAACCTACGTTCCCTCTGGTAACTGACTGAGGGGGACTAGCAAGGGGCGGGATTCGCCGTCCAAGACGACTTCCGACCCCACCCCATCATAACAACTCCT